AGATTTAGGAAAACTTTTAAAAAATGAAGGTTCTTTTGAAAAAGTTACAGGTAAGAGGGGAAACTGGGGTAAATCATATTCTCAAAACGAATTTGATAAACTATTAAACATAAGTAATAAAACTAAAGAAATAATAAAAAATATAAAAAATGAAAACGTAGTTTTTTCTAAAATAAAATCTATAACTAATTGCAAAGTTATTTCTATTGATATAACTGTTGATAATGAAGAATGTTATATAGGTAATGGAATCGTTCATCATAATTCCCGTGGTATGAGCAAAAGCTACACAACTGGTATTTATGCTGTATTGGATGCGATTTTAAATCAAGGAGTAGAAACAGGTATATTATCAAGATCTTTTCGTCAGTCGAAAATGATATTTAAAAAGATTGAAGATATTGCCGCTAAACCTGAAGCTTATTTGCTTAAACAATGCATTACTCATGTTTCTAAAAGCAACGACGAATGGGTGATGGAAATAGGTAGAAGTAGAATTCGCGCATTACCGCTGGGTGATGGCGAAAAACTTCGCGGTTTTCGTTTTCATCGTATTATTATCGATGAGTTTCTTTTGATGCCCGAAAGAATTTATAACGAAGTTATTGTACCCTTCCTTTCTGTTGTCCAAAACCCAACACAAAGAGAAGATTTATATAAAGTAGAATCTAAATTAATTGCTCAAGGAGATATGAAAGAAGAAGATCGTTATCAATGGCCTAATAATAAATTGATAGCTTTGTCTTCAGCATCTTTTAAATTTGAATATTTATATAAATTATATGAACAATACGAACAGCTAATTTATAATCCGAAAAATAAAGAAAAAACAAAAAGATGCGTTATGCAATTTTCTTACGATTGCGCTCCGGAGCAGTTGTACGATCAAAATCTAATTAATCAAGCCAAATCTACAATGAGCGAATCTCAGTTCTTAAGAGAATTTGGCGCACAATTTACAGATGATAGTTCTGGTTATTTTAAAATTTCTAAAATGGCTCTTTGTACTGTTCCTGATGGTGAACAGCCTTCAATTGAAGTAGTCGGTAAGCCCGAAGATGAGTATATCGTTTCCGTTGATCCATCTTGGTCTGAAACAGAGTCGTCTGATGATTTCGCTATTCAAGTTTTAAAAATTAATAGAGAAAAACAAATTTGCACATTGGTTCATTCTTATGCTTTGTCTGGTTCATCACTAAAAGATCATATTCAGTATTTCTTATATATTTTAAATAGTTTTAATGTTGTTGGAATTTGTATGGACTATAACGGCGGGGTTCAGTTTATGAATTCTTGCAATGAAAGTGAAGTATTTAAAGCAGCTAAAATAAATTTAAAACAAATAGTTACTGAATTTGAGCGTCCAGAAGAATATCAACAGAATTTATTAACTGCAAAATCAGAATATAATAAATCTGATTATCGATATGTTATACTTCGTAAACCAACTTCCAGTTGGATTCGATTAGCTAATGAATTATTGCAAGCAAACTTCGATCATCAAAGAACTTATTTCGCAAGTCGCGCTATTGATGATAATTTTCGTAGTCAAACCAGACAAAAAATAAATATTAATAACTTAAAATTTTCTAATGCTCTCGATTCAGAAAAAGAAAATGAAGAAGCTAAAATGATTGATTTTGTAGAACATTTAACTGATATGATACTGTTAACTAAAACAGAATGCGCTTTAATACAAATTACTACATCTGCACAAGGTTTGCAGAATTTTGATTTACCACCTAATTTAAAACGTAAGACTGGTCCAGATAAACCAAGAAAAGACAGCTATTCAGCTTTAGTTTTGGGAAATTGGATGTGTAAAATTTATTTTGATATGCAACAGGTTCACATTGAAGATGTAACGGAAACATTTCAACCACTTTTTATTGGTTAAAAGTCACTTTTAAAGTTACTATGTGTAACTATTAATAACATGAGTCGTAAATATACAAAAAAATCTGATTATTGGAATCGGTTTTCTAAGGGAGATGATAACAACGGCAATTTACCTTTGGAGTCATTGCTAAAAACTAATGATTCAGAGCCTTCTTTAGTTGGCGATCCATTTTATCAGTCAGAAAGTAATGCTAGTTATGAAAGAGGTGGTGGGACTAGCAACTCTGAAATAAGACGTAATTTAGCTTATGTTGGCCCTAAGATTTATAAATATGGAAATATTCGCGAAGGATTATTGCCATTTGAAATGTCAATTAATGGTTATAATATTCGCGATGCTATTGAGTTATGTCAAAAAGCTTATGCTAATATTGCTATTTTTAGAAATGCAATCGATATCATGTCGGAATTTGCAAATGCTGAAATTTATTTAGAAGGCGGTAGTCAAAAAGCTAGAGACTTTTTCAGCAAGTGGATGAAATACGTTCAAATGTGGAACGTAAAAGATCAGTATTTTCGTGAATACTATCGAAGCGGTAATGTTTTCTTCTATAAAATAAATGCTAAATTTACCATTGATGACTTCTCTAAGATTCTTGAGAGCTATGCTTCGTATGATGGATCGTCTTATACTACGGATTTAATTATTAATAAGGATTATCCTACTAAGTATAATGTTAAAAATGAAATTCCAGTTCAATACACGCTTTTAAATCCATACTATTTAACAGTTAATAGAACAAGTTCTTGGAAATATGTTGTTTATCAAAAAATCCTTTCTGAATATGAGTTAGAAAGATTGCAGAATCCAAAAAATGATCATGATAAATTAGTCTTTCAGAATTTAGATAAAGAAACACAAAATAAAATCAAGAATGGTCAGTGGTCACAAGATGGTTTGAAAATTCAATTAAATCCAACTGATGTAATTTATTCGTTTTATAAAAAGCAAGATTATGAGCCATTTGCTGTTCCTTTTGGTTTTCCTGTTCTTGATGATATTAATTTCAAGCTTGAAATGAAAAAGATTGATCAAGCTATTTGTCGCACAATTGAGAATGTTATTCTATTAATTACGATGGGTAATGAACCATCTAAAGGTGGAATTAATCATAAAAATATTCAAGCAATGCAAAATCTTTTGCGCAATCAATCTGTTGGTCGCGTACTTGTCGCAGATTACACAACTAAAGCAGAATTCTTGATTCCTGATATGAATAAAGTATTAGGATATGAAAAATATAAAATTGTTAATGAAGATATTAAAGAAGGTTTGCAAAATATTTTAATTGGTTCTGAAAAATTTGCAAATACAACAGTTAAAGCTCAAGTATTTTTTGAAAGACTAAAAGAAGCGAGAAATGCATTCCTTAATGATTTCTTGCAACCGCAACTTGATTTAATTTTTAGAAATTTAGGATTTAAAGGTAAATGCCCACAGGCGAAGTTTGAAGAAGTTTCTATTAAAGATGAAACTCAATTTAATCGTGTTGTTACGAGAATGATGGAACTTGGCATTCTACCTCCTGAAGAAGGTCTTAGAGTTATTGAAACGGGTATTTATCCAACCCCTGAAGAATTAGTTGCCGCTCAAGAAAAATTTGTTCAACAAAGAGAACAGGGTTATTATAATCCGATTGTTGGTGGTGTTCCAATGATACCACCGCCTATTCCTAATATTCCTTCAGCCGCACCAATAAAGAAAACATCTACTCCTAATGAAAGAGGTAGACCAATTGGCGCAAAAGCTTCTGTATTTGCTAAAGAAGCTATTGCTAAAACAATGAGTGAAACAAAAAATTTAAACGCTTTAGTAGAAGTAGCATTAAAGAAAAAATATTCAAAGAAATCTTTATCTAGCGATCAAAAGAAAATAGCTGCTGGTATTAGCGAAGCAATTATTATTGGTGCTGAAAATAATAAATGGAGCGAATTAGCAAGCCAAGTTGTTAATGATCCTTCTGTTTTAGATAAATTAGGTATTTTAAATTCAATACAAGAACTTGCAGCAGAACATCAGTTAGATACTTATTCTGCCAGTTTGCTATATCACAGTACAAAATATTCTGTGTAAATATATATATTATTTATGTTTCTTTATAAAACAAAATTTGAGAATATTGTTACAGCATCATTAAATTTTGAAAACAACGCTCTTTTGTCTGTCGCTTCATTAGAGCCTCTCAAATCATTAATTCCATCTTCTGTCAATTTAGATAAAAATATTGATTTGGTTGGTGCTGCATTTAATGCGGCTGTTGTTAATAAATTTAATAAGAATGGAGATGGCATTGATACAAATACTGCGATTGCTTTTAAAAAATATTTTATTCATAAACCAACTAATATTGAGCACAAGAAACAAAGAGTAGTTGGTCATATTGTTAATTCTGCGTTTTCTTCTTTCGATGATAATAAATTATTGTTTGAAGAAGATGTAAAGGGAAGTTTAAATCCTTTTAATATAGCTTTAGCAGCTGTTGTTTATAGAACGATTGATAGAGACTTTGCGGACGCATTAGAAAGTTCAAACGATCCAGAATCAAATTTATATCAAAGAATTAGCGCAAGTTGGGAAATTGGATTTAACGATTATCTCATTGCTGTTGGAAGCTTAGATTTAAAAGATGCTGAAATCATCAGCAAAAAAGAACATATCAATGAGTTTAAGAAATATCTAAAAGGTTTTGATGGTCCCGGTAAATTAAATGATGGTACTCCTGTTTACCGTTTAGTAACAGGAAGAATTTATCCATTGGGTATTGGATTTACAACGAATCCTGCGGCTGATGTTCAAGGCGTGATTATTGATGACGGAGCATCAAGCGTTAAAACGCCTGAAGAAAACGAAAAACCAGAATCGATTGAGGTCAATTCTTCTGATGTATTAGATTTAATTAATAAAAAATTTTCACATAATAACGATAATACTGTAATTACTAATAAAACAAAAATTATGGATCTAGAACAAATTATATCCGCATTAAAGACGGTTCTTGCAGAAAAGCAAGACACTGCAAAATTCAGTGAAGAAGCCGTCGCTAGCATTTCAGCGCAGATCGCTGAAAGCATCAAAAACAAAAACAACGAATTTAAGGCTCAATTAGCTGCCGCCGAAGAAGAGAAGGCAAAAGCTGTTGCTGATGCTGAAAAACTTCGTACTGATTTAGATCAAGCTGTTGCCAAGTTAACAGAAATCGAGACTGCTGTTAAAGCTCAAGCTTCACAAGATCTTTTTAATACAAGAATGTCAATTCTAGATCAAGAATATGAATTTGATGATTCTGATAGAGCTATTTTAGCAAAAGAACTTAATGGTTTAGAAAGTTCCGAAGAGTCTTTTGCTTCTTATAAAGACAAAGTCGCTGTTCTCTTTAAGCATAAGAGCAAGGCTTTTAAAGCTGAACAGGAGAAAATTTTCCAAGAGAGATTAGAAGCTGAATTAGCTAAGAGATTGCCAGCGGTTCAACCTACCGCTACTGAAACAACAGTTTCAAATACTGCTGCAACAGTTGAAGTAGAAACAGCTCTTGCAAATGCTAAAGTTGAAACACCTGCTGTTCCTGCTCAATCTATTGAAGTTACCGAAGCCACTGTTTCTTGGAAAGAAAGACTTTCAAAAGCTTTTTCGAAAGACAATATAACAATTAAATACTAAAATATATGGCATTAAGACTATATCCATTTAGACAGTATAGCGAATACGATGTAATTAATCTATTTGCTAGCGACACTGCTGATTCCGCCCCATCAACAAATGGTAACGGTTCAGCTGGTGTTTTCGTCAAGGTTTCAGCCGGTAATTTGGATCAAGATCCAATTACTTATGCTGCTAACTCTTATCTCGGAAATACTGATTATCCATTCCTTGGCGCTGCTCAGTATCCTTCTGTTCCTCTTACTTTCACTGCGGCTACCACTGGTGCTCCAGTTCTTGGTATTACGCTCAATCAAACTCTCCAGAACGATGAAAATGGTGAGAAATTGTTGTATAATCCTGTCAAGAGACAAGAACTCCAAGCTGTTCTTACTGGACAGGCTGTACCTGTTGCTACCCGTGGTATCTTCACTCTTGCTGATACAGCAATCGATTGGGTTGATGCTAATATGGCTCCTAACTCCCATTTGTTGATTTCAACAACTGCTGGTAAGGTTACAGGTTTAGCTTCTACACAAGTCGCTTCAACTGGCAACTTAGCTTCTGCTTATACTATCATTGGCAGAGTCTTGGCCACTGGTTCAAGAGTCTCTCAAAATGGCAAGAGCGATTATTATGCTGGCACCGGTACTGCTGGTGCTAAGTACGCTCTCGTTCAAATCG